AGGTGTATTAGAATGGGGAAGTGGTGGTACTACTTATTCAGCGGGTACTGGGCTTACTTTATCTGGTACTACCTTCAGTGTTACGTCAGGTACATATGCAGCAGATAGTCATAGTCACTCTTATGTAAGTGCTGTTTACGGTGGATATGCTTTAGCCACTTCTGGTGGCCTCACACCAACTCTTAACCATAGCACTGGCTCTCCATATAATCACATTCCTGACAATGGAGGTTCTCAGCAAGTTCTAACATATTATGCTAGTGGTACAGCTACTTGGCAAGATGCTTCTGCACATGGAACTCATGGTGGTAGTAGTTACACACACCCAGACCCAATTCGACTAGGGAGTGGCACCGCAAGTATTCCAACCTATAGTTTTTCTACTGATACCGATACTGGAATGTATCGTTATTCAAATAACGCAATTGGTTTTTCGACTTACCAAGTTTGGAAATTTGTTGTAGACTATGCTGGCACATCTTATTTCAATGGGAATGTAGAAATAACTGGAAGCATCGCCAAACTCTCTGGTACACTTAAAATTCCCCACCCATTGGACGAAGAAAATAAAACCTTAGTTCATGGCTTTGTAGAATCCCCTAGATATGACTTGGTTTATCGTGGTACTGTCACATTAAGTGACGGTACAGCAACCGCCAGTATTGATGAAGCATCTAATAATATGACAGTGGGTACTTTTACGGCATTAACTAAAAATCCTCAAGTGTGGGCACAGAATGATACTGGTTGGGGAGCAGTTAAAGGTAGAATAGAGAACGGTAATATTATTATAACTGCTGAAGATACCACATCTTCTGACACAATATCATGGCTAGTCATAGCAGAACGAAATGATACATATATAAATTCTAGTAAAGAACCTTGGACTGATGAGAATGGGACTTTTGTACCTGAATGGGATACGGCAGCATTGAGTGCCCCACCCCCATTCTAATTAAGGAAAGGAAGGAAATTAATATGGCAGTAACAATATCGTTTGATTTGACAGATGAGCAGTGGGAACTTGCTCAAGAGTATTTTTTGTTTGCACATCCTGAAACTAAGCTTACAGTTAAACCTACGACAGTAGAAGAATTGTCTAATTTTTTATTTGCTTTGGTTAAGAAACGTATTAATGGGGAAATTAAAGCACAACGTATAAATGCCCAAAATGAAACAGATGATTTTTAATGGCTATCAGACAGCAAGCTATTGTTTTACGGCAAGAAAATCCCTTTTTGTCTATGGTGGATATTGCTAAAGAGTTAAAAGTATCTAAGCAACGCATCCATTTTATTCTTACGCAAGAACACCTCCCTACCTCCTCACTTAAACCCAAGAAAGCAGTTTATTGTAAATTATGTGGCAAGCCTACTACGGGAGCCAAGACCTGTAAAGAATGTCATTTTCCCTATTATTTCCTCAGGGTTAATTGTGCTTTCTGCCATGTGCCGTTCTATCTTAGAAAATGTGAAATTCGGAGAAGGCAAAAATATGGGTATAATAATATATACTGTGGTAGAATGTGTTTTTATCGTGGTCAAAGAGATGGATTAAGTTTCCAAAAGGATGGATTAAGTTTCCAAAGATATGGATTAAGTTGACAAATATTTAAAAAGGTGTTATACTAGTTAAAATGAGTAATAAATTGGAATCGTATATAAGTTTCCTTTCATCTAAGCATCAAGCTCTTATAGATGATGTGAGGGCTGGAGCTAACGAACCCTTCACAGTTCTATCTATTATTCATTGGATAGGACATTCGGGTGAAGTTTCTGAGAAATTAAGTACATTAATTGTTAAAGAATGTCAAGATATATTAGATAAGTTTCAACCTAACAGTGAAGGTATTTCTTCTATGGCCTCTTTAACGTTGAGGCCAGATAGATGTAGACCCGCATGTTTTGGAACTTGGGCTGATTATGAAAGAATTCAAGTTAAGTTACCCTCATTAGAATTGATGGTGGGCAAGAAAATGGCTATTTTAGCTAAACCTTATGGGGAAACTATGTTAGCCCAACAGCAAACTATGATGTGGGATACATAAATATATGGGATAATGTATGGATGTTGATGATAATTTACTAAATCAATGGGAACCTAAAATTCAGAAAATGCTGGCTAATATATGGATTTCAGGTTTTGAACGAGAAGACATAGCCCAAGAATTACGAATTGTTATTATTAAAGCAGCTAGGGCTTTTGATGAAACTAGAGGAGTCTTATTTCATACGTATTTACATACCTCTATGGTAAATACTTTGAGAACTTTATTAGCTAAAGCTCATAAACAAGTAGATACTAAGAGCTTAGATTTTACGTATGAAGAAACTGATTTATTACCTTTAGATATAGTCAAGGCTTTAGCAGATGAAGACGATTTTACTTTAGATTTTGATGTGGCTGATGAAGTTTTTTCGTGTGGATTAACTAGAGCTGAACAAGAATTTTTAGTACTTCGTTTAGAAGGATTAACTATGGAAGAAATAACGGAAGATTTAGGAGAACCCTCATATAAAATTCGTCAGTCTCTAAGGAAAAAGGTTTTAGATGGAACCAACCTCTACGAAAAGTATTCTGATTTATAACGCTAGAGATTTACATCAAACCTTTGTCCGATTATATGAACAAAAATTTCAGCAGAAGTACCTAGTTAAATCTTTTATAGGATATGAAATGAAGGGGTTAAAAGCCCTATTAGCTAAATATGATGTATGGTCTATTTTATGTGCTATTAGAAATTGTATTAAAGTAAATACTAAAACTGTTACCGTTCATTATGTAATTTCAGCACCCAAGGAATATTTACCAGATTCCAATGCTGAAATACAATGGATGGTGAGTGAGTATGGAACTCCCGAAATGAAAACTAAGTGGCGGGAGTTTTTACTTTTTACTAGTCAATGGTTTCCTTCAGCAACACAGAAAAAGCGTCAAAAAGTGTTATTACAAGAGTTACAAGGATGGGTATATGAGAAAGAAAAACAACAGGGGTGGGTTGGTTAAACTTAAACCCACTAATATTATAGATAGACAAGCACCTGAAGGATTGTTTAGGGTAATTGGTATCACTGACAATCCCAAATCTGTGTGGATTGAAGGAACATATTCAGATTTCAAAGCTGCTAAAATGATGGTTGACAAGAAGGTAACCCAAGGTGTACAGTATTGCGTACACAGTGATGCGAACAGAATTTTATATTCAGTTAGGGGATAAGAATGGAGAGCTTTGAGTTCATAGAATCAGCGATTATATTTGGACTAGACAACAAAAGAAGTTTGAGGGAGTTCCGATATTCAGCCAAGGATTTTGCCAAATTTGGAGAAGCATATAAATTTGTAGTAGACCATTTTGATAAGTATGGGGAGTTTCCTTCTCCATCGACTTTGGTACAAGAGTACAGCCCCATCGGGTTACATCCAGAAGCACAGAGCGTGAATTTTGATTATGCTGTAGATTGTTTTAAGAAACAGGTACTACAGAGACAAATTATTACTGCTGTACGTACACAGAAGGATATCGTACAAGAGAATCCTAAACAGGCACTATCTTCTATCATGACGAGCCTCACAGACATTGAGGTGGCTTATGATGAAGATGTAGTAATGTATGATGAAGGTTCTGTAGATAGACTAGAAGAATGGAGAGCTAGAACCCAACAGCGTAAGATGGGAGATGGCTTGATGGGTATTGCTACATCCTTTAAATCTCTAAATGGTACTGGGGTAGGATGGATGCCTGGGGAATTGATTGCTTTATTTGCTAGACCTACAGTTGGTAAAACGTGGTTATGTGTTCATGCTGCTGCTACCGCTATTATGCAGGGAAAGAAGACTCTCTTAATCTCTACTGAAATGCCTATCGCCTCAATTAGTTTGAGAATAGATGTAGTATTAGGAGCCATGAATGGGTATAAACTTTCTCATAAAGCCTTACGTACTGGTGAACCCATTGATGAAAAAGTATACGCTAAGTTTTTGCAGGAGCAAGCTACTAATAAATCTTTGTTAGTATGTGACCATATTGCAGGGCAATCTACTATATCTTTGGAGAGCATAGCTTCTATTATTCGGAAGCATAATCCTGAGTTTGTAGTAATAGATGGTGTATATCTCATTTCACAGAGCGATTCTAAAAAGGCTATGTGGGAACAAAACCACAGTTTGTTTTACGGTTTGAAGAATTTATGCCTTTCAATGAATACTTCTATCTTAGTTTCAACACAGGCTAATAGGGATGCCGCTAACATTTTTGTACCACCCAAAGCTGACCAAGTAGCCTTTGGTGATGCTTTGATTAGAGCAGCAGATGTAGCCTTGGCAATGTGTAAGGTGGAAGATGCTGATGATAAACGCTTAATACAGTTCCAAAAATATCGGGATGGAGAACTGCCCTCAGAAGTAGCTATAATGCAGTGGGATGTAGACTGTGGAGATATAAAAGAGATTCCTGACTATGTATGGGCTACTGACTTTTAATGATGGCTACTGATTGGGGGCAAATCTTGTTAAAACATGGGTTTGATGTACCTGTGGAGAAGGAACAGTTTAATATACTTTGTCCATTTCATGTGGACTCTGTTCCTTCCTGCTCTATTAATACTACTAAAGGCTTATGGATTTGTTTTAGAGGATGTGGGCAAGGTACTTTAAAAACGTTCCTGCAAAAATATCTAGGGGTTTCCTGGTCAGAGCTAGACGGAGAACTAGAGCAAACTCAATGGTCACTGGATTTATGGGATGAATTAGAACCCCTGATAGCAGAACCTATTCCTGAGGTTGAATTACCTACTGGGTTTTCTATCCCTGACAACCATTGGATTTTTCACAGGGGCTTTCAGAGAAGCATCTTAGAAGAAACAGGGTGTATAACTAATAACTATGGGGATTTAATCATCCCTGTAAAGGATAGGTTCAATAAACTTCAGGGATATATTTCTCGTAGACAACAAGCCGTACCAAAATACATGTACTCGTTTGGATTTAAAAAATCTACGGTACTGTTTGGTGGACACTTGTTAGATAATGCTAACAAAATTTATGTCACAGAAGGAGCTTTAGATGCACTTTGGTTGAGGCAACATGGTTACCCTGCGGTAGCGGTTCTAGGAGCGCATGTTTCTAGAGAACAGATTAAACTAATCAATGCATTATATCCTGAGGAAGTTATTCTATGTTTGGACAATGATGACGCTGGACAAATAGGTATCAACAAAGCCCTAGTTGACATGGAGCATAACTATCTGGTATCATATATAGTAATTCCTAAAGGATATAAGGATGTACAGGATATTCATAACTCTAAAGTCTTAAAACAAGTATTACAAGACAGAGAATATTGGTAAAAGGAGAACTCAAATGAGTGGTATTGCAAGGATTCAACAACTAAGGGATGATTTTCGTACTGGAGCCAACAGTACTTCGCTTCCTGGGAAAGAAGTATGGCTAAAAGATGGTGACCAAGCTTTCGTTTCTTCCATTGCAACTGGGGAAGAGGGCGATGCCAAGCTTGATGAATTTTATATGTTCACTTTTCGGGATAATAATCGTTGGACAAACGTTCTTAAGGACGATGCTGTAGACTGTTCTCACGTACCTGAAGATGTACGCCCATCCCATAAGTTTGCGTTTTGGGCTTATGTGCATGAAATTATGCATGAAGAGAAACGTGCTGACAGTTGGGAAGCAGTACAAGGGCCAGGGGGCAAGCAGTTGTTTAAGGAAGTAGTGGATGATTTCCGCATCATGACGCTGGGCTTTGGGCGTAGTGATTACGTGTGGAACCAATTGGTGGAAGTGTATGAAGATTGGGGTTCACTAGACAAGGGTGTTCTGAGGATTAAGCGCACTGGTGCTGGTGCAATGGACACTTCCTATAGCATTACTGCTACCGCTAGAACCCTAGATATTCCCACTGAGAGGGGGGAAGATGTGGAAGAACTGCCTACTATTCATGCATACTTTCTAGAACGGTATGGTGGGGCTGGAACCGCTCCTAGTACTAATGGTACAGGTAAAAGAGAGGGGCTAGGTGACCTCTTCTAAGAGAATAGACTTTGATTCCTACTGCCTGGATATTGCAGACCTCGTTGCTAAACGAGCCACCTGTAGTAGAAGGGCAGTGGGATGCGTCTTAACTGACTCCCAAAATCATATAGTAGCTACAGGGTATAATGGTGTACCTACTGGGTTTACCCATTGTATAGACAACCCCTGTGAAGGAGCTACGTATCCTAGTGGGGAAGGGTTAGATGCATGTATGGCGGTTCATGCAGAGATAAATGCTTTATTGCAATTAAGGTCTGATGATGCCTTAACATGTTATGTAACTACTACCCCTTGTGTTCAGTGTGCTAAAGCCTTATGTAACTCTAAGGTTAAAAGAATAGTGGCTAGGGAATGGTATGTGCAGCCCCAAGCAAAGTGGCTTTTAGAAACAGCAAAGATTCAAGTGGATATAGTATAGTGTTAATAGAGACTCAAGAACAGTTTGATAAAGAAGTACCTTGGATTGCTGGGTTTAAGCAATTAGTTGTAGACGTAGAAACAAACGGCTTAAATGCTTTTGGATTCAATCAATTATGTGGGGTTGGTATTTCAACAACCATACCTTCTCCACAAACATTTTATTTTCCCTTTAGGCATCAACAAGGCACAAATTTACCTTCCCATTGCTTGACTGAATTAATGCGTATTCTTTCTACTACAGAAGAATTGATTGGTTATAATATTAAGTTTGATTTACGTTTCTTAGAAAATGATGGATTAGTT